ATGGCGATGAGTTTTATGTTGTTGTTAATGCCTTCTATACTGAGCATTTTGCAGGGGAAATGATTATTAATCGTTCAGAATCATTAGATTTCGAGTTCATTGATTTAAATGATATTCCTGATAATCTCGCCAAAAGCCATAAGCCAATTATTAGCGACTTTATTAATAAATTTATGACTAAATAGCATGATTTTGTTTAACTTTTCCGCCGAATCGGGCGGTTTTTCTTTTGGTCAGAAATTAAAAGGAGGACGCTGTAACGTCCTCCTAATCGACCAGGGTATCCCCCGGCTGAGATAGCGGCGCGCCACGCGTGGCTTTTTCGGACATCCGCTATCTCGCATTCCATCATAACGGAAAGCTGAGGGGAACGACAATGGGAACACCTGAGAACAAAGATTTGCTTATGCAGCATGAGCTTCAAGTCATGGAAGGTATCCTCGAGAGCAAGGAACAATACCGAAAGATCGTCAAAGCCGGCATAGCCAAGTGGGTGAAGGACTTTCAAGATGGCCGCATCGAGATTAAGACAGTGGACGACCTGAAAAAACTGATTGAAATAGATATCGAATTGCAAAAAGACGACCTGTAATGGGCTCGTCTTTTTTGTTGGGGGTGGTGATTGTGTAACATGGCCAGAGAGAGAAGTCCGGAACGGGATAAGGCAAGACAGATGTGGTTGGAGAGCGGCGGGACCATGAAGCTTAAAGACATCGCTGCTGCTCTTTCTGTTCCTGAATCCAGAGTCCGAAAATGGAAGGCTGTAGATCGTTGGCAAGACGAATTGAATGGGAGCGCTGAGGGTGCTTCCAAAGGGAGCGTTTCAAATGGAACGAATGGGAGCGTTCCGAAATCAAGGGGAGCGCCCAAAGGGAATAGGAATGCTGCCGGTAACAAAGGCGGGGCCCCTCCCGGCAATAAAAACGCCCTGGGGAACAGCGGTGGCTCTGGCGGCCCGTACCGCAATAAGAAGGCACTGAAGCATGGCATGTATGAGACGATCTTCCTCGATACGCTAGACGAACAGGAACAAGCCCTTTTTGACTGTATTGAGGTTGATACCCTTGAGCAATTAAAAACGACATTGAAGACACTAATTCTTCAAGAGAGAAGAACTATGCATCGCATCAAGGAACTTGATTCAGGGTTAACTGATGAGGAAAAGAAGATCAAGGAGGAACTCTGTCAACGTAAGGACAAAGTTCCTTATGTCAGCCCACGAACGGGCAAGCAGATTAATTTATCCGTTGCGACAGAGGGCATGAAGGTCACCGAGATCACTACAGTCATAACATCCAAACTGGACAAAATCCTCAAGCAGGAAGACCACCTCACCAAGGTGCGAGATAAGAAGATTCGCGTCCTAGCTCAAATTGCGGCCATTGAGCAGGAGAAAGAAAAGCTCGCGCTCGCTCGGGAACGGCTTGAGCTGGATAAATTTAAGGCGCTGGGTTACGGCGAAGGGGAAGGGGATGACGACGATGAAGACGATGATGGAGATGATTTAGGATGGTAATATCGCTCGCGAAAGAGCACCGCCGGCGGATCAAACGGAAGCTGCAGCAGAGGCCGGAGAAGCTGGAAGAATTGAGGGTGATTCTATCCGACTTCGAACAATTCTGTTTCCGGATGCTGAAGATCAAGAACAAGTCCGGGGAAATGGTCCCGTTAGTTCTCAACGACGCCCAGCGGCGATATGCTGCCAAAGTGCTCGAGGATATAGCAGCAGGGAAGCCCGTCCGAATTATTATCCTGAAAGCCCGGCAGATGGGCTTTTCGACGGTGACGGAAGCCTTGATCTACTATTTCACTTCTTTGCAAGAGGCAAAGAACGCCTTTATCGTTGCGCAATCTTCCGATGCTTCGAACAACCTGTATGATATGTTCCAGCTCTACTACGAGCGTGTGCCGGCAATCATCCAACCGATGAGCCGGAAGAACAACGCCAAGAAGCTGACTTTCGAAAATCCAGCGATCCGGACGGCAGACCGCCGAAAGAATCCGGGTCTTAAATCAAAGATTACTGTTCAGACTGCCGAAAGTCGGGTGCTTGCCCGTTCGGATACGATTCATTACCTGCATGCTTCAGAGGTAGCCTTCTGGCCTGCCAAGAAGAAGAAACGGCATCTGCTGTCGCTCTTGGCCGCACTGTCCAAGGAACCGGGTAGCATCGGGGTTATCGAATCCACGGCCAACGGCATGGAAGAGTTTAAGCAAATGTGGGACGCAGCCGTGAAGGGCGAGAGTGACTTTGCTCCGCTCTTTTTTGCATGGTTCGAAATGCCGGATTATCGCAAGCCAGTTCCACCGGGCTTTGAACTAACCGAAGAAGAACAGGAGCTCAAGGAAAAATATGCGCTGGACGATGAGCAATTGCAATGGCGCCGGTACACCATCCGGAATGATTGCGGCGGCGATCCGAGGCAGTTTGACCAGGAGTATCCGTCCGAACCGGACGATGCCTTCTTGTTGTCAGGCGAGGGCATCTTTGACAACAAGTTCATAAAACGTCTTCGGGATGCGATCAGCTTGTTCGGCAGCCATCACGAGATCGATTTTGTCAAAAACAAGATCATCCCTACGCTTTCGGGCGAACTGGTCATCTACAGAAAACCGGAACCAGGCAAACGGTACGTTCTGGCGGCGGATACAGCCAAGGGGAAGGAAGACGGCGACTACGATGCGGCTTATGTGATTGAGACGCGCACAGGCGAAATGTGTGCGGCTCTCCATGGGAAGTGGGACACCGACTTGTACGGTAAGAAACTGAACACGCTCGGCTTGTATTACAATACTGCACTGTTGGCCGTAGAGAACAACAATACCGGGGAATCGGTGCTGAATACATTGTTCAATACCTGCCATTATCCGTTGCTCTTTATGCACAAGAAGGGAACTATGGGATGGAACACCAACCAAGCTACCCGCCCTGTCATGATAAGCGACTTTAAGGAAGCGATCAGGGATCAACTCTTTGAGATATATTGTCCTGCGTTATACGGCGAGTGTATGACGTTGATAGACAAGAATGGAAAAGCCGAGGCCGATAGCGGTTGTAACGATGACCGAGTCATGGCCTATTCCATCGCTCTGCAGGTGCGGCAGGTAGCAGATAAGTGGTTTGAATGGTTCAAAAAGAAGCAACAGAAGCGGGATGAACAGAATGAAAATGAGGAAAAAGTGGGGTGGATATAGATGAGTGAAGGCAATGCTGCTTGGATCCCGATCGCCAAGGAAGATGGGGAACGACACATCCCGTCCAGCGCTCAGCTGCCCGATGTATTCGATAAGCTCTATGATCACCATGGTCTGCTACCCTTTGAACCAGGCAATGATCCTGCCAGCTGCAGGCAGCTTGTCAAAAACAGCAATATCATTCCGCAATGCATCGAAGCATACAAGCGTAATATTGCTGGTTATGGCATCGCACTAGAGTATTTGCCGGGTGAAGATGACAGCACGGCCAAGGAAGAATGGGACCGGGCTGAGCGATTCCTGGAGACCTGTAATTTGGAAGACTCTCCGGACGAAATTGTGAGTCAGTTGATTGAAGATCTCGAAAGCACCGGAATGGCCAATCTTGAGGTTGCTTGGATTTCTGGCACTGAGTTCCCAACGATCTTCCGAATGGACCCGAAATACGTTCGGTATACCAGGGAGAGCAAACTGACAACGATCAAGCGGAAACGGAGAATAAGTTCAACCAAGAAGATCGAAGAGTTTTCGCAGGAAATCTATGCCCGACGCTATGCCATGAAGCGGGGGACATCCGTGGTTTGGTTCAGGTTATTCGGAACCGAAGGTACCAATAATCAAATCATCCCTTTGCGCATCGGCAACGATGGCGCATATGGGGAACCACGGTGGTTCGGGAATGCGCCTGGCGTAGTAGGGGCTCGCGAAGCTGAGGAGTTGAACGTTTCTTATTTCAGCAATGGCCGCATGTTGTCCATGATCCTGACCGTAACGAATGGGAAACTGACAAAGCAGTCTATGGAATTGCTGAAGAATGTCAAGGGTTCACAATCACAGGGTGGTATCCTGTACCTTGAAGCAAAGGGCGAAGAAACAGGTGGTCCGATGGATGAGAAGGTCGAGAAAGTCGCTATAAAGCTGGACAAGCTGAACGACCTTCTGCAGCAAGATGCCCTTTTCCTCGAATACGGCAAGGAGAAGAAATCTGATATCCTGTCTGCCTTCAGGCTGCCGCCGATCTTGGTCGGCCAGAGCTCGGATTATAATCGTGCAACAGCACAGGCTGCGCTTCAATTCGCGGAGGAACAAGTCTTTGAACCCTACCGCAAATGGATCATGAACGAGCTGTTCAATAAGCGGCTGTTCCCTGCTATGGGAATTTTCCGGGTGCGGGCGGTATTGCGTGGTCCAAACATCATTGATCCGGAAGACCGGAAGTCGATGCTGGACTTTATCGCTGACCGTGGCATTATGCTGGTTCGTGACCTGATCCCGATTGCAGAGGACGTTCTAGGAACGACGATCGATGAAAATAAATACAGTCCTGAATATCTTGATACGCCGATTGCTCAGCTTGCTGGCAGCCAGCCAGAGCTGCTCGATCCAGAGAAATACAGCGACACGGATAACCTGCAGGAGCGGGTTGTTACGATCGCCAAGCGTTTGCTTCGTAAGGGTGGGGCCGAGGTGGGCGTACATGTGTGAAGCATGCTGGACACTGATCGCCAAGGCCGATAACGATGAGTTTCTGGATAGCCTCGAGCTGACCTATGTGGAGCGTAAGGTCCTGGAACAGTTGTACAAGCAGGGCGAAGAACGAATCATGGAGATATTGGAGCTTCAGGGTGAGGCCCTGCAGGATGCGATTGCGGAACTGAGTGAGGAATCCCTGGGTGACATCGGCGAGCTGGCAAAGGTGCTTATCTCACTTCATACCTCGGAAGTGTTCTCGGATATGTTTGAGCAGGCCATACAGGAAGCCTTCGAGCCATTGTTTCATTTGGCCGGAGAGTCAGAGCTGGTTGCTTTGGACGACGCAAAGATCTGGAGCACCAAGAACAAGGCGGCAAGGGATTTCGTGAAAGAGATCCGCGAATTGGTGCCGGATATGAACACAGCCTCCACAGATACCCTGCTGCGCAGCTTTGAAAAAGCGATCGATGAAGGGAATACGCCTTCAGAACGTGCCATGCTGGTTCAGGAGATCAGCGCCCAGGCGGCTGACGGAGATGAAGGACCGTTTTCTATGCAACGGGCACAACGCATCTCGCGCACCATGAGCACAGCTGCGGCCAACGGTGGTAAGCTGGAAGGCTGGAAGCAATCTGAGGTAGCCAAGGGTAAGAAATGGCGCTCTGCTGCCGGCTCACGGACTCGGAAATCTCACCGCAAAGCAAATGGCCAAGTAGTTGCATTGGACAAGCCGTTTAAGGTCGGATCCAGCAAGCTGATGTATCCGGGAGATCCGGCAGGTGAGGCAAAAGAAATTGTAAATTGCCGCTGCACGATGCAGCTGGTTATGGATTAAGCGAGGTGAACTGAATATGAGGAAAGTAGGTATGGTGCTTCTGTTGTCATGCCTGTTTGTCATTGGATTATTCCTGAGAGGAGGTGAGAAAAAAAATGCCATTCAAATTGAAAGACGCCAAAATTACGCACCTATCGCTCGTCGATAAAGGCGCGAACGGGGTTCCGTTCGCCATTATCAAGAATGCAGGGGAAAACGCGATTCAAAAACAAGTGCAGATTGCCAAAGTGGACGATACTAAACGGATCGTGATCGGGGTTGTGTATCAACCGGACACGCCGGATGCTCATGATGATCAGATGACTGCAGATGAAATTGAAAAGGCGGCTCATTTGTTCATGGAAAACCAGCATACTTACAACATCGATAAGCAACATGATTTGGAAGCTGACAAAGGTTATGTCGTCGAATCCTATATTGCCCCGTGTGATATGGAGATCGGTGATCAGGTGATTGTCAAAGGGTCATGGGTCGCTGGTGTTAAGGTGACGGACGATGAGACATGGGAATCCATCCAGAAAGGAGAGATCACCGGGTTTTCGATGTGGGGCGTGGGCAAGCGTGAAGAGATCCAGGAGGAAGAACAGGTATCCAAGGGCCTGCTAAATCGCATTGCAAAAGCTCTTGGACTGATTGAAAAAGGCGCTGTCGCTGACAAATACAATAAAAACCGAAAGAACCGTGAATTCTGGGCTGCTCAAGACGCTCTGAACGCGGTTCTTTTTCGTTGGGATTCATGGGAATCTGGGATGGAAACAGACCCGGAAATCATCCGCGAAGCCTTGCAGGATTTCGTTGAAATCGCCCAGGAGGTATTGGTGCAGGAAGACATTGTGAAGGCCATCGGCAAGCCGCCGGAGCAAATCACCAAGGCTGGAAAGAAAATTTCCGCAAGCAACTTGAAGCATATTGATGACGCCATTGCTACATTGACCGAACTGAAAAATAAGACGGCTCCTGTAGAAGAGCCCGAGGAGGATAACGATTTGAAACCAGAAGAAATTGCAAAAGCTGTGCAGGCTGCCATCCAGCCGATCGTTAAGCAGGTTGAAGGATTGGCTGCCGATGTGACGGAACTGAAGAAGCAGGAAGGCGAAGGAGCCGAACCTGCAGGGAGCACGGAGGGTGGGAACGAAGCGCAGCCTGATGTTTTGGCGGACGCTATTGCAAAGGCGCTAGCCCCACTACAAGAGCAAATGACCACACTGGCCGCTGATGTGCAGCTTGTTAAAAACAGTCGCGGCGGATCTGCACAGGGAGAGCCTGAAGACGACATTAAGAAGTCTGCCAATGGAGGCGTAAGCTTCAGCGGTTTGCTTTAAATCAGTCCAAATTTGAAGGGAGATAAATAAGTATATGAAAACCAACGGACAAATCATTCAGAAATCGACCATCGTTACACCGATGGATCAGACTGCCCTCAATTATGAGCAGGTAGACAAATTCACGGAAATGGCTTACGAATCGACAAGCTTTTTGAAAGGGATCCGCACGGTGACTCGTACCAGTGCAAAGGGGACCATCGATAAGATCGGTGTAACCGGTCGTAATCTTCGAAGCAAGGTTGAGAATGTGGGGGCGACGAATACGGCTGCTCCTACTTTCCCGCAAGTGCCTTACGCTGTAGCCCCTGTCGTGCTGCCATTTGAAATCACGGAAGAGTTCATCCGTCAGACGCAGCGTGTCCGCGGTCAAAACGCTGAGGATATCATCATGGCTGCCATGACAAGGAACTTCGGCGAAAACATGCAGGATCTCGGATTCAACGGGGATACAGCTACACCCAACACTGACCCTGACTATGATTTCTTGAAGATCAATGACGGATGGCTGAAGAAAGCGAAGTCTAAGGGGAACTTTATCGACTGGGCCACGCTCCCGGCTGAAAAGAAGGTGGGAATCTTCTTCGAACTGGAGAGAGCCATCCCAACACGCTTGCGTGCTAGCGGTGAATTTAAGTATTTTATGCACCCGAACACTTTCAGCGAGCGCCTGCAGAAGCTGGCAGAGAAGGATACCAGCGCATCCATCCAATTGCAAATCACCGGTGGTGTGAAGAAAATAAACTCTTACGATGTTGAAGAAGTGCCTCACATGCCAGAAGGTGCTGTATTGTTCACTTATCATCAGAATTTTGTACTGGTGAACACCTACGACATGCAGATCCGGAAGACCA